GAGTCTTTATACATAAATTCACAATCGCACAAGGACGCAATGCCACTCAGAACAGAAACAACAGTTGAATACTATTTCAACAATGCATACTTATACTATTGTAAGCAACATGATTGCTTAAGATGTAGTGATAACCATGAAGATAGTGTACTATTAAATGGTGTAAAACAAGCAGATGTAGATAGTTTTATATCTAAGTATATTGAATATGTATTAGAAGATGACAATCTTAAGGACGCATTCAAAGCTTCTGTTAAAAGACAGTTAGCTAAGGATGTAGAGAAGATTGATGAGTAAAACTGCATACTTTCTACTTAAAACTAGTATACGTGATGACTATGATATTACGGATGCAGCTAGGGACGTAGAGCAAATGGCTGAAGCTGTATGTATAGATTACATGTGGCTAGATGATGAATCACCTTACATTGCATACTAATGAAACAATATAAATTCACAATCGTGGTTCGCTCACCCATGGACGTAAAAGATATGGTCTGGGCATTCACTAGTAAGTTAAAGGACATATTCCCAATTGTCTCTATTTCATTTGATGAAGTAAAGGATGACAAGAAGGATGAGTCACCCTATAATGAAATTCCAAAGAGGTACTAATGGCTAAATTCAATGACATTCCATTAAATCAAAGGATGGTAACAGCATTAATGCAGGATTGCCATGCTAATATACAAAAAGCTGAGTGTAATATTTATGCTTTCTTAGATAATCCAGTAGGTGTAGGGGATCATCCTAACATCATGGAGACTATTCAAGAACAGTTGGATGTTATTTCTAAAAATAAGGACAGATTAAACGTATTGGATAGTACATTCCATGAGTTCTAACATACCAAACTGGCAGCATCATAGCAACAAGGAGGCTAAACGTACACTCAAACCACAAGCACTACGAGCTGCCAAGAAACGTACTAAAACATTTATTAAATCACTCAAACAAAATGAACCGTTACGTATGTCACTATGAAAAGCAAGGATGTATTGTCCTAAATGCTAATGATGACGAAGAAGCTGCATGGTTAGGTTTAGCTCATGCTAGAATAGAAGGAACTACACTCAAGGACGTACAACTAATTGATGAATAAAATGCCTAATAAAAGACCTAAATACTTTCCTAATAATTGGAAGGCTTATAAAGAATCACCTGATGAATTCTTCATACCTATAACATATAGAGATTTCTTTAATTGGAAAGTCATGGGTTGGGTATTACCATCCTCAATAGCATGTGTTATACGTGAAGAGAGGGACGGAAAGATATCTGAAAAGATATATTCACAATCAGCCGCCGCCGATAGATACTTAACTAAACAAATGTCTAATAAAGACAATGAAACTATATATACTATAGTTGATGATAAGCAAGTACAAGTCTTATATCCAAGAGGTGATCATAAAACATATAAAATGTTACCCAAGGACGAAGGCTGGGAACACTTCAATGACTTAACAGATGAGGAAATCGATGAACTATTCGGATAAAGAATCCATATATGATTACTTTGAAACAGCTATCAATGCTATACCAAAGGATCATCCACATTATCATGAAATAAGACAATTATTAATTAAGCAAGTAAACGACGACTTACATGATCATGAAGCCTACCACTCAGCAGATAGACGAGCAAGTTGAACTTGAACGTGAAGCTAAAAGGCAAGGACTCAAGAGGTTACAAGATCAAACACTTAAATTAGAGAATCAAAACTATGGTTCAGCTACTATTTATGGCGTATCTTCTATACACTCTTTACTTCCAAGATTGGTATCTAGGATAGAAGAAACTAATTCAAGGATACATGAAAGGAAGAATGGAGTTGCATTTAAAGATATACATCAGTATCTAAAAGATATAGATGTAGAATCTGCTGCTGTTATAGCATGTAAGATAACATTTGATAAAGTATTTGGATACAAGGATGGATGTAATCAAGCAGTTAATGTATGTGAAGCAATTGGACGTGCGATTGAAGATGAATGTCAAATGAGACATTACGAAACTCATGCACCTGGATTGTTGAATACATTGAAAAAGAATTACTGGCATAAATCAATAGGAACACACCAGAAATTCGTTGTAATAAAGACATTGATGAATCGTTATGAGGTTAAACAATGGGCAACATGGAGTCGATCTAATCGCATTAAACTAGGTGCTTGGTTATTAGAATGCATCATGGAATCAAGTAATTGGTTTATGAGGCAGCACATAAGACAAGGTAGAAAGAATACCATATTTGTTGTCCCTACCCCTGAGTTTATGGACATCAAAGATGAAGTAATGGCTAATGCAGAATTATTTGCACCTTTAGCTTGGCCTATGTTAATACCACCTAAAGATTGGACTAATGAATCTGCTGGTGGATATATGTTAAACGAAGTAATGCATGGACATGACTTAGTTCGTAGAGGCAATAGCCACTGTATACAGGGAGAAACACCACTAGCCTTTATCAATAAGATTCAGAAGGTTGCATATACACTCAATTCTTTCACAATCAGGGTCGCAAAGACACTGCAAGATGTAGAGATTAGTGTTGGGAAATTCTTACCTATAATTCATTACGATCTACCACCTAAACCAGTTGATATAGCAGAGAATAAGGAGGCTAGACTAGCCTACCGTAGAGCTGCTGCTGAAGTAATGAATAAACAAGCTGCAGAGTTTAGAAAGAGCTGCAGGACTAGAATGACTATGGAGGCAGTCGAAAGATTCAGTAAATATGAGAGGTTTTATATACCTTGGTCTTTTGATTACAGAGGTAGGGCTTATCCTATACCCGCATTTCTCACACCACAGGATACAGATTTCGGTAAGTCACTTATTAGAAGTGCTGATGAATCGTACATAACTGAGTCAGGTAAGAAATGGTTAGCTTTCCAAGTTGCAACAACATATGGTTTAGATAAAGAAACAATGGCTAATAGGCTGTTGTGGACCACACAAAACATTCCGTTGATTACCAGAGTAGCCACAGATCCGATAGATAATCTGGGTGACTGGGAGGCAGCGGACGAGCCTTGGCAATTCCTTGCTGCATGTGAGGAATACTATTCAGTAGTAGTTACAGAGGCTCGCAAAACTACTGGACTATTTGTAGCTACAGATGCTACATGTAGCGGTCTTCAGATCCTTGCTGGACTAGCTCGTGATAAAAAGACAGCACAACTCGTCAATGTACTGCCTTCTGATAGACCACAAGACGCATATAAGGTTGTAGCGGATACTGCCAAACCTAATTGTCCTATGCACATACGAGAAGTAATGGATAGGAAGACGGTTAAAAGAACCGTTATGACAATACCCTACAACGCTAAACCCTATAGCAATAGGTCATATATTCGTGATGCCCTATTGGAAAAAGGAATTGAGATCGACAAGGAAGATCTAACAGTTACCGTACAGGCTGTCAGGGACGCTATGCAAAAGGTTGTCCCTGGCCCTATGTCAGTAATGAAATGGATTGAAGATGAGGTATCCAAAGCTGTAAAGCGTGGAGCTATAGAATTAGAATGGGTTACACCATCTGGGTTCATAGTTAATCAACGTATCATGAAGAAAGAAAAGAAAGATATTAGATTACAGTTATTAGGTGAGTGTCGTTTAAAAATAGCCACAGATAATGATGAGGCTGATATTAATAGACATAGAGCTGCTACTGCACCTAATCTTATTCATTCATTAGATGCTTCACTGTTACATCTCAGTATAGATAAATTTGATAAGCCAATCGCACTCATTCATGACAGCGTTCTCACACAATCGGTTGACATGGACGAGTTATCGGCTATAATAAGAGAGACATACATGCATCTCTTTGCAGAGCATGATTATCTCAACGACTTTGCCTCACAGATAGGGGCAGAGACAGAACCACCGATCATAGGCGACCTTAAGCCTGAGTCGGTGATAGATTCAACTTACTTTTTTTGTTAAAATGCCAAAGAACGTACACGTTACGGACGAAGTTACACTTGAGGGATTTCAAGCTATCCTAGAACCTGGAAAGTTTGGTTATTCACTCTCGGCTGTGGTCGGCTCAGATGTAGCCGATAAGCTAGAAACTGAGAGGACAGAGGTCTTAAGATGGGCCGAGTCTAAGCTCAAGAATCCAAAACGAGCTACCCTAAAACCTACACCATGGGAAGAAGTTTCGGATGGAAAGTATAAAATTAAATTCTCTTGGGGTGAGGATAAGAGACCTCCTGTAGTAGATACAGAGGGAACACCCGTTACAGATAAGAAAACACCGTTATATGCAGGATCTACTGTTAAACTTGGTTTCTTCCAAAAGCCTTACATACTCAGGGATGGGGTTACTTATGGCAGTTCTCTTAAGCTCGTTGGCGTACAAGTTGTGTCAGTTAAATCTGATGGGGCTGGTGTCGATACTGGAGAATTGGGTGAGGACGAAGTAGCTAATCTATTCGGTAAGACTAAAGGCTTTAAAGCTAGTGAACCACCCATAGAAAATGTCGAAGAAGAAGAAGACTTCTAAAGAAGAATCCTTAGAGTGGGCACAGAAAGCCTACGATAAACTTAAGGAAAGTAAAAAAATTAAATTTAGATCTAAGCTTGAAGAGAATGTTGCTAATCTTTTAAAAGAACTAGGAGTTAGTTTTGAATATGAATCATGTAAGGTTCCTTATACCATTCAGCATAATTACCACCCTGATTTTGTATTGCCAAACCATGTATACCTCGAAACCAAAGGATACTGGGATGCAGCAGATAGACGTAAGATCGCTGCTGTCAAGCGAGACAATCCAGATATAGATTTAAGGATGGTCTTTCAATCACCTTATAATAAAATCTCCAAGAGCTCTAAGACAACGTACGCTAAGTGGTGTGATAAACATGACATCCCTTGGTGTGCTTACCACTCACTACCAATAGATTGGTTAGTCTAATGGACGCAGAATTTGTAAGACATGAGCCTTGCAATAATTGTGGCTCGTCAGATGCAAACTCTTTGTATACTGACGGTCACTATTTCTGTTTCTCATGCCAAACTTACACACCCGCAGAGGGTATAAATCTTTCACATCTACTTCCTCC